ACATTATGCGCACTGACGTTGTAGTGGGTGAATTGAACCGCTCCTGTGAGACCAAATGGACGCACACCAGACAGAACTCAGACTTTTTTCACCTGCAACAGGATCACCATATCCGTGCGGCTCTTCTCGTCAGATTTCTGGCTCCAGCTTTTTGGCAGAAATGATAATCCTGTGCTGGCCTGCGAATCCTTGTTTTCTGCCAGACCACCCAGCAACACAATATCGCCATCTTTCAGGGTCAGCGACGTATCCACCTCACGCTTGAGCAACGTTGGTGAATCATTCACGCCCGTATCCGTTTTGACAAAGTTACTTAACTGCTGATTGACGTTCAGACTGATGCGTGACGATGTGATAACCGGCTTCACTTTGAATATCACCCCCGAATCACGATACGTCACCGACTGAACGGCTTTACCATCCTCATAGGACACGCTGCCAAGAACCGGAACCTGTTCACCAACGGAGAACGTCGCCTCCTTGCCTGAATCCATGCGTAACTGAGGTGCTGATACCACCTTAAAGCGGTTATCCGTACTGAACAGCTCATACATCGCATTCAGCGTACCGGAGCTGAACGAAATATAATTACCCATCGATGACGAGGAACCCACGCTGACCCCAAAACGACCTGATAACAGTTTTGCGGCCAGTGCCAGCCCCGAACCTTCAGAACGCCCTGTCTGTACCTCATAAATATACCCCGTCACCACAACACCCTGCGCCGGAACATCAATCAGCGGGACCAGCTCCTTAAGACGCGCCAGCTCTGAACGTGTCCCCCTGAAAACCAGTGAATCACCCTCACCCGATAAAAATGAACCTGACGATGACGATACACTGCCGGATAACGACCCCGAGGACGTACCGGACGTACTCTCAGAAGATGCCTGCGATGAGCGCCCTGTTGTTCCCGAAAGTACCGTGGCAAGATAGGACGGCGATCGATGTAGCGGCGTATATACCCATGACACCATTTTTTCCGGCGCAGCCACGGGTTTAAACGAGCGGTAATGGTCAACGCCGTTTCGTGTTTCCACCGCAATATTCATCTGCCGGAGCCAGCGTACATACTCCTCACGCTGGGTCTTCTGGTCACCTGCAAGACTTAAATCCAGTGTGACCGGGCGTGTATCACTGGCAAGTTCCGGTGGCAGCACATACTGCCGTCCAAACACATCCTCCTGTGCAAGCTGTATTGCCGCGTTCAGTGGAAGGCGGTCAACAATAAATGCCGGAGACGAGGCATGAACACATGCCGAAGTCAGAAAAACAAGTGCTGTCAGTAAGTTAGTCATTCTCATCATGTTATACCGTGCGTAAGTGCCTTATGTCTGTTCCGTTCTCTTCCGCTTCCTCGTTTATTCGCTCACTACGTTCGGTCATAAACCTGCGGCGAGCGGTGGCGGCTCTCTCTTATTTACTCTTCACATCAAACGAAAGCATTTTGTCAGTCAGTACATCACCCTTTGATGCCGTTCCCGACGGGCCTGACCAGAACGTCACCCGTTCACCTTCAACATTCAGTTCAGTCGCGCCGCCGTTCCATGACTGGAACGAGAAGTAACGCCGTACCTGACCCGACGGCCCCAGTAACACAAAATACGGGCTTACTCCCCTGACATATCCGGCAAGACGCCACTCCTTTGATACCGGAAGTTCATCCGGCTTTTTCTGCTCAGGTTCAGGGGCAACCGTTGAGACAGGCAAATGAGGCACGGGAGGCACGCTGTTCTGCACCACAGGAGACGCAGCCACATGAACATCCTGACCACCGGATAAATAATGTCGGGCAATGGCAATCATCACCACGACAAGAAAAAGAAAGGCAATCAACTTTCCCCATGGTTTTTTCTGTGGAGCAGCTTTTTTATCGGATTGTTCAGGTAACTGATTCATGGTCATAAGCATTCGTCCTGGCAAAACGGAATAAACGGCGCGCATATCCACAAAACGACCATTAAGCAGTTCCATCCCGTCAGAAAAAATAAAATTGGTGTCATAAACGTTGTAATAATCAGCGGCCTTAATAACAACCTTATCAACAGGACGTCGGGCAGCATGAGTGGTGCCATCATAAAGAAACGAACTGGCGGTAACATAATGAGGAATAATCCCCCTTTTCCCCGATGCAATCCCCGTTTTTCCCGGTCTGAATAATTCCATCAGCGGCGTAATCACAGGAACACGTAATTCATCAAGACGGCGGCAGCGAATAATTTTAGCCCCCATCGCCTTAATTATCTGGGAATCAATCATATCTTCATGCTGTGCAATCAGATAAACATCCCAGCCCAGCTTACGGGAATGTATCAGCCAGTCGATTAACGGTAATCTGTCCTTACGGGCAAAACCACGGGTATTCAGCCATGTCGCACACTCATCAAGAAATAACGCCCCGAAGCGTGTTTTTTCATTTTCAGGACACCCACGCCCGAGAAGTTCCAGGTCTTCAATTCGCGGCATGGCAGGAATAACCGTAACCGGATTATCCGAACCGGAACACATGCACTCAGTGTTAAGCGGGTAATTTGCAGCAACCCGCAACCCACGGCGATAATAAAGCGAGGCAAAATAAGCCGCCACAATGCCTTTACCCTGACCCAGATTCCCTGTAATAACGGGCATAAATTATACTCCTGAAACTTTTCCTGATATAAATAATCGAATGTAACGATAAATACGATCCTTTGAATGGAAAAGAAAAGAAATAAAATCAGCCGCAAGAACAAGATTCGCACAAAATGTAAAGTTATGAGGTAAATAACTGAACGCAACAATAAGATATCTGTTCATAACCGCAGAAGAAGAAACCGTATCAATAACAGCATTGGCTGCAACGATAAAACTTACAGCCAAAGAAATCGACATAAAAAGATACGTTAACGTACCTGTATAAGAAAAAACAGAAGGGAATTTATTCCTGAGAAAAGGAAGTAATCTCCTAAAAATAATAAGAACAAAAGAATAAATAAACTGTATAAAAACAACCATAACTAGACCTCAGCATGACGCATCAGTGCACGACGATAAACAAAATAAAGCCGAAAAATAGTCAATACATAAATAAAATATTCAAGAACAGGCCTCAACAACAAATCATATGCTGATGAAAAATCGGTTGTGTCAATTGAAAAATGCACAACCCCAATCACAGGAAGAGAAAATGAAAAATTAACCTCAATAGGTTGCGCACCTATTTGCCGTTGTTGTTGAGAAGGGAAAAATAACTTATCAAAATCAATAAACAACCACTCCTTCGGTAACTTATCAATAAATCCAGAAATTAAAGAATCATAATCATCTGTTGAATCTTCATCATCACTATTGACAATATCTTTCAACTGGTCATCAAAAGTATTCAGTGCATTATTTACATCAGTCTGAGAAAAAGAAAATACACTGTTCAGATCATTCACTGAACTCCAGATTCTCTGCAACCAGCCAAGAATATCACCAAGCCAGCCATCATCATCACCGGAAGTGCTGCCACTGGATGAACCACCGGAAGTACTGCCACTGGATGAACCGCCGGAAGTACTGCCACCGGACGAACCGCCGGAAGTGCTGCCACCGGATGAACCACCGGAAGTGCTGCCGCCGGAAGTGCTGCCGCCGGACGAACCGCCGGAAGTGCTGCCACTGGATGATCCACCGGAAGTGCTGCCACCGGAGGAACCGCCGGAAGTGCTGCCACCGGAGGAACCGCCGGAAGTGCTGCCACCGGACGAACCGCCGGAAGTGCTGCCACCGGATGAACCGCCGGAAGTGCTGCCACCGGATGAACCGCCAGAAGTGCTACCACCGGATGAACCGCCAGAAGTGCTGCCACCGGACGAACCGCCGGAAGTGCTGCCGCCGGACGAACCGCCGGAAGTACTGCCACCAGATGAACCGCCGGAAGTACTGCCACCGGAAGAACCGCCGGAAGTACTGCCGCCGGAGGAACCGCCAGAAGTGCTGCCACCGGACGAACCGCCGGAATTATCACCACCGTCAGTATTACCGTTATTCCCTTTATCATCAGTATCTCCGCTATCACCTTTATCTTCTGTATCTTCTTTATCAGAATAAGCCGGATCAACAGTTACAGGTTTCCAGGTAGCGGTACAAGAATCTGTACCATCGGGACAAATAATAGCAACACCCGTTGCCTCATAAATGCATCCATGAATGGTGACATATTTATTCCCTTTATCATCCTTATAAACACCTGACAAAGAAACATTACTAAGCTCAGGACGGGATAAACAAACCTCTTCCGTGGGTTTAGCTGAATACGAAGCACCAAAATATTGACCGTAAAAGCTATCCTTACACTGAGAATAAACCTTAACACCATCCTCAAAATGGTAAGACTTATAAGAGATCCAGTTACCTGTAACCAGTAAAAATGGCATACCCAAAAGATGATTAGTATCGCTGTAAGACGTAGTACAATAAAACGTATCACCTGAGCAGGATGCATATCCAGTAGTACAGGGTGGAGCTACACCGGCCCTTGCAACACGGGTACCGGAACCTGCATCACCAAGAAATTCTGTCGTTGAAGCTGCATATGCAGAATTAAATGAAAAAACAGCAACAAGGAAAATAAATATATATGCCAAGACTCACCCCCTGAATAAGCAAAAAAAGCGCCCCGCAGGGCGCTGTTGTTAAATAACTATCAGGTTGCGCGGGAAAGGAAGCCTTTAATGATACCGATACCCAGACGGGCAGCGAGTGAAACACCAAGAACGGCAAATGCAGCCGTACCTGCAATGCCAATAACACTGGTAATGGCTGTGCCAATTTCACCAACCGAATCAGGGGTAATAAAGGAAGGAACAGTAACCGCAGCAGAAGCCGAAGACGACATTACAATACCTGCCGTGGTCAGTCCCGATAATACCAGGGTTTTTACTTTCATAAAATTCCTCTTTGACGATTAAAAATTAATTAACAACATCGCTGAACATCCGGCAGACCAGAGTGAAAATAACACCAAGGCCAAAACCAAGAAGCCAGCAGACAATCCAGACATACAGAACGGCCCAGTAAAGCTCCCCGTCCTGTACACCAGAATTTATTGCGGATAAAACACCGCTGAAATCGAATTCAGTCATAATAACGCTGAACAGTAATGATTTGTGAGTCACAGGCGCGAATCAGTTTTATTCCGATGCCAAAACCTGAAGAGAATAAAATCATTGCAGGCGCAGCGAATAAAACAAAGTTAAGAAAATCAGCGTCAGACATATCATCAGCCTTTTTCTTTACCTGCGGGCAGTGCACCCAGTGGCTGACCGTCAAAACGTTTCATGGAGCCGGAAATAAAACGATACCAGACGCCATGACGTTCAGAGCCTGTTGCCCATGAATTCACATCCACCGTGAGATAAACAGGTTTACCCTTCAGGTCAGGACATGAATTAAAAAATTTAAAATCCTCCTCAGTACAGGAAAAGCGCTCATGCTCCTCACGACGGACTTTTAATTTTTTGTCCTCATACGGATAGGCAATAACAATGGCATATTTGGGTTTAGCCTCAGGGTTATAATGAGTACCACCGGGCTTTAACTCCTCATCATTTATAACAGTGGCGTGAATAAAATATCCCGCCATTGTCATACCTGCGGTAAAACCATCAGGGGAAGGAAACGGAAAGCTGTCGTAAATTTGATTCATAAATCAGACTCCTCAATGTTAAAAATTCAGTCAGGGACAGTTATTGTCACAAGTCCAAGGGTCGGCTCCGCCGCCCCCGCCCGCCGCGCGGGAGCGCGTCGTGCGGTGTCGTGAAGCCGACGAAATGAACACAGATTCATAGCTGTTGCCACTTCTGATTTCATCTGCGCGGATTTTCTCTGCGGGGGTCATACGGCGGACAACGCACCCCATAAAACGGGTTATGACCGGAACGGGGCCAAACATGAAACCGGAAATCACCGGCGCGCAGGGTTCGCCGTAACGGTTAATACGGGGCTTACCACCTTCCTGCGGCTGAACGTAAAACGGACGAAGCAGACGTTCAGAACAGAAGAAACCGCCGTTCAGCAGGATATAGGTCCGGAAATCGCCTGCATCACAGGCCATGCGGATGGCTTCAAGTTCAGCGACCTGCTGCGGGGTGAACTGCTGCATATTGATATGATGCGCCTCAAGCGGTGCGCGGAAGCTGCGCATCTGGCGGTAAGCCGTGACAGACGGAACGCCAAAGAACTGGAAAAGGCGAAGACGCGTTGCTTTCTGCCAGCAGGCGGCACGGCTGACCGCATCACAGAATGAACGGGCAGAATAACGGTCATTCAGGGAGGCAATACCGTCCGCACTGGCATCGCCCGCCATTTTGGTGATGTACTTCACGATGTAACGGAAACCGTCGCCCTTTTCAGGGTCAATAGCCTCAATACGGATACGGTGCTCTTCCGCCCCCTTTTCATCCGGCTCATCGCGCATGGCCTCTTCACGGAAAATGGCCAGCACCGTTGCGCTCTCATGGGGATTGCAGTAAATCAGGAAATTCCAGTGCGTTGTACCATCAGCATGCGGCTCAACCGTGCGCAGACCGGGTATCTGAATGCCGGCTTTATCCAGTCTGCGGCAGACCCGCCGCCAGACGGTATTCAGCCAGGCGTGCGAATCCTTAATGGTCGGGCAACCTGCTTCCCACCATTTTTTGTTCGGGCGGGAATGCCATTTTCCGGCAACCTTAAAACTGGTCGTCGGGTGAAAACGTGACGGCGTGGTGAGCACGATGAAGTAACCGGACAACCCCATATCTTCGGACAGTTCACAGACGGCCTTCCCACGAACGCAGAGTTCAGCAATCCGGTTTTTCGGGTTCGAAACAGAGGCGTTATGCGCATCTTCCAGCGTACAGACCAGCTCATTAAACGCATCAAAGACGCCGGAGGACCGGAGATACTTTTTCACGCGTTTACTGCGGACAGCAAAAAGGTCGCGGTGCCAGTCGGAAATATAAGGCGTGGTGCGGTTCAGTATGCCGAGCATACGACAGACCTCATTGACCCGCTGGTCACGGACAACCCGCAGAAAACGGGTGACAAAAGCCAGGTCAGTCAGACGCTTAAGCAACCCCTCATCGCCGTAACGCTCATGATAAGTTGCATAAACGGGCGCGAAATCAAAGCCGGATATGGCCTGAAAATACGCCATCACATTGAGAAGGTGCTGCTCTGGTACATCACTATAAATGGCCCAAGAAACAAGGCAGTCACGAACAACCGAATCAGCCACCTCAGCAAGCTGCTCATCAGTGCAGAAAAGCGAGAATTCATAAGGGTCTCCGTCCTGATTAAAGAAAGCGAAACGGTGCGCAGACTCAAGCGCCATCAGCGCATTTTTCACACCGAGCTGATAAACCAGACGGCAGAAAGCGTGCGCCACGGTGAAGGAAAACGAACCAAACTGTGATACCAGTCCGGCGGCCCTACCCCTGTCAGCGAGAGATAAATCCGTGCAGTTAATTCCGTAAATCACACGGTCAACCTGCGTGTTACGTGGCAGGGCAAGCTGTGAAGAGAGCACTCCGACCTCATCACGATACTGGCGGGAAAGCGTGGCAAGGTTGCGGGTGGCAACATCGCGCTCAGCCTGAAAATGCTCACGTTCGGGCAGTGTCAGACAAGGACGACCGAGAGCGACGGATGCCGCGTCGATGGCGTTATACGCTGTGAGGATGGCTGATTCAGTCATAAAAACGAATAAAAAACGCACTGGTGTTAAAGTGTTAACAGGTTAACACTCATAATTTTTATGGGTCAAGTGAAAATGTTGTCTTGTTAAACTGTTAACAATGGAGATGGGCGAATGAAAAGAAAGGCAATAGCAATTACAGAATCAACATATCTGGATATTACTAGAATAGCCCTTGAGATAAGCCAAAAAACAGGGCAAATAGTTACATGGTCGGAAGTTGTACACTTTATGATAAAAAACTACTTAAACGACGCAAAACAAGACATGATCCACCAAAGAAACCAAAAAAAATAACATCGTAGTTACCTATAGATACGAAGATTGCTAAGAAGCAATATGCAGACAACCAGTGACTTAATTCTTGACCTGCTGATAAAGCATTTTGTTGTGGATAGCATTACAGGCATGACGATGTTCGGCCTGATAACGCTTGTTCTTCCGTTGGTGATGACCATACACGACAAAATGAACAGGCGCACAGACTCCTTTTAAGATTCAGTGCGCACAATGACGTTATGTGTAAAAAGGCCGCTGCGGTGGAAAGTATCGCAGCGGCCTTTTCAACATAACGCGTGTCACATTATGCGCA